GTGGCTTGACGGAAGTCTAGAAGCGTTTAACCAAGCACTAAGGTTATCTGCCAATTGTTGTTGATTATCTAATTGGTTTTTGACGATTGTGTATGGTGCGAATTCTAGCTTAGAAAACTCCTGTTCCTTACTTAGGAATTGCAGATATTTCAGTAGTTTCTCTTTATCCCAGTCAGTATAGATACGTTTACAGAGACTATGCAAGAAGTTTACTTGCTTTTCTGTAGCAACTCTATAAGACCCAAAATAGCCCATTTCTAAGCCTTGTCCTTGTCCTGATATAGGCGCAGGGGTTTCGGGGCTAATTTTGCCCTCTATGGGCTTTTTAGGGCTATCTGGTGGGGTTTGCCAAGGGTCGTTTTCTGTGTTCACGTTACGTTGTACTTCCTCTCTAGAAGCAATACCTTTAGTAACAGCAATACCAAGAGCTGCAATAGCACGACCCCAAGCTGAGGTTTCTAAGGTCATCATCTCAGCGCCTTTGGCAAAGCCTCTAGCTGGTACACGTTCCCAAGCCCAGCCACTTGCATAAGCCATTTTGTCGCGTTCAGGGTAAGCAAACGCTTCACCATAAATGTATGTTTCGCCGTTAAACTCCAAAACACCCTTGTATTGAAAATGCAAAGTGCCCTCTGGAAATTTGTCATAAAACATTTGTATTCTGTCTTTAACTTCTATGTAGTTCTTTAGATAATCCATTTAATTAACTCCTATAAATATGCCGTGGAATTCTTGCAATTGTTGTAGCTTGTTTTCGCAATCACATTCCCTAAAAGTGCATTGGGTTTTGTGGTAAAAAAACATTTTATGATATGCGTCGGTTAATAGTTCTGATATTGGATACCAGACTTTATCCATATATTGCCCCTTTCGTTAAAGAAAGGTTAAGGCTTACCTATGTCAAAACACGGCATTGAATTATAACAATTTGATAACGGCTTTAACGCCAGAGTTCGCCCTCAGCTATGAAAGAACCATCTTTATTAAATGGCACTAGCTCTGGTTTAACTATGCCGTCTTGCTCGTACAAGATTCCAAAGCCTGCCTGCCAGTTAGCGTGCCCCTCTTTCATATAACGCATACCAGAACTATTAAGGTCGCATAGATGCCCCACTTCCATACCCCAAAGTGTTGAAAGATTCCCAGCAAAGCCGTGACTTGCAGAGCTTATGCCCTGTCTGTGTGTATGACCACAAACAACATTTTTACCTGTTCTTGTAGCTAGTCCAAGAGCTGTTTGTCCTGCGTGATTGTAAAGCCTACCCTCGTCGCCGTGACCCATAATTACGCCTTTAGCAACTTCTGTTAAAGACCTGTTATAAGTAACTTTTATATCTTTATCGTTATATCCAAGTAAGTTTTCTATTTTGATTGCATCTATAACACTAAACGCTGGTGCGTGACGACTTATGTATTTTTCAATTCGTATTGTGTGATTGCTTCGTTGTATTTGGAAAGGCTTACTGCGTCCAATAGCACTACGGAATTCTTTGAGCAAGCCTTTCAAACCTATTATATTCTTTTGTAACGAACCCTCAAACTCTAGGGCTGTGCCACGTGCATAAGTTGATATTGTTTGACAATCAAGTTCATCACCAACACAAAGTAACTTATCTGGTTTAACGTAGGATATGTAATCTAAAAGACTTTCAACGTAAGATTTCTTAATAAAAGGGTATTGCAAATCTGAAATTACGACGTAACGTTTAATAGTTACCTCTTTCGTGTAGGTTTCTTACCTAACTGTGAGTTAATACTATCTATAGTACTACGAATTTTAACAACATCTAACTGTAGGCGTGTCACTTTATCTGATAAAGAACTTCCACCATTAGGAAACAATTGAGATTTCATTTTAATAATTTCTGCAGTTGCCTTAATAACCAAAACAAGAATAGTAATAAGCAAACCAATGATGCCAACAAGTTCATTTATCATTGTCCGTCAAACCACTCAGGGTCGTAAAAGTCATCATCTTCATCTTCATCAGGTGCAAGAGTAAACTGGTATTTTTCAGCTGCATAGTTAATCATTCCAAAAACTGAATGTTGTGGCATATCTGCGTTTGATGCAATCTTGATAGTTTTCTTTTTACCATCAAAAACTTCCATAACGCAAACAAAACCCGTTATCAGTTTTCCGTCTTCGTGAGCTGTATTGACAATTCTTACAAGTTCACTAGCCATAACATCAGGTAGTTCTATTGTTTGCTTTTTTGCTTTAGGTTTGCTCATATTCCAAATGCCTTTCCGTTAAGGTCGCCTGCCTTAGTAAAGGATATATGCAAATGTGAAACGTGAGGGTTAGACCCTTTGTAGACACGCCAAGCCCAATTCTGTCGTGGTGAGGCTATTCGGTGCTGGTGAATAATGTAACTAAGTCTTTTGTCGCCCTTGAGTGCTATCATCTTTATATTCTCGGCTAGTAGCCACGATTCTTTAGATGAGCCTTTAACAAGGTCTGAGTCAATATCTATAGCACGTACCCAACCTTGTTTATCTGGGTTGTGGTCTGACTTACGTGCGTTGTGTGCTGTGTCGCCTATCCAGCCGTCTGAGCGTTTATCTCGCTTAGGATACTTGGCGTTTATTTCCGAGCGTAATTGCTCAGCTGCTTTACTTAATCTTGGTTTTGGCATTAGGGTTCATAGCTCCCATTGAAGCAGCTACGACAGCACCTAATACAGCTCTGTAATCAAGGGCAAAGTCTGTTGCTTGCCAAGCTGCTAAGAAAGCAATTGCAGCTAAAGAAAATTGTTTGTGGTTAAAGGATTGCATCTAGTTCTTCTTTTGTGAGTCCTGCTATTTCACCAAGTTTTGTAATTGCAGATTCTCTTGCATCTCGCTTGGCTTGATACTCGGCTTCGAGTAGTAATCTGGCTTCTGTTGTTGCTTCTCTATCAGCAATAAAATCTGTTTTTGCTTGACCAGTAAGTTCAATAACTTGGTCACCATCTAAAATGTTAATTGTTTCTGATTTAGCCATTGTCATATCTCCTAAGCGTTATAGCCATAAACTGAATATGAACCTGTGATTGTTCCAGTACTTGCATTAAAACTTAAACTATCAAAACTGGTTGTGTTCTCAAATCTTCCAGTCCATTTAACAGTTTTAATGGTTGCACCTGCGTCAGTTGTGTATGCAGTTCCGTCTAAAATTGTATTGACTGCAGCAAAAGGACTTAACACATCAAAAATCCAAACTTCGTTAGGAGTTCTTGCAGTTCCGTCAAGTGGGTCAAATTGTGCAGCATTGTTTGCAGCAGCACCAAAAGAACCTGCGCTTGTTGCACCAACAAATGAAATATCGTATGTGGAACTAGAATTGTCAGTACCACTAGTTCTTAATCTAACAGTACAAACATTTGCAGTAGATTTTGCTGTTATATAAAATAAAATTCTATAATTTGTATAAGTCGCACTAAAAGTATTTGCTGCTAAAGAGACAGCAGATACTGCACTAAAACTAGTTGTGTTAATAAGGGTTAAGCCAGGAGTTGAGGGGGCATATACGCCAAGTGTGGTGTCAATAGCGTCACCAAGGTCTTTAATGGCTTCCCAGCCGTCTTTAACTAAATCTGTTGCAACAGGCGTAGGCCAGCCGTTGTTAGTTGTTGTTCCCATAGATTCCTAGTTTATCCTTTTCTTAAATAACGTCAAGCCATTGAGTTGTGTTGTCGAGATTCTGCCATTGAGTTAATGGGTTGTAGTCTTCCCATTGTACATCAAGAGTTGAGTAGATTGAGTTAGATACAGACATAGTAAGTTCAAGATTTCGTCTATTGAGTGACCAAGTCCAGCCCTCTACAAAGCCCTCAAAAGAACCAGCAGGTATAAGCCCTACAGGGATATTGTCCACATAAAGCAAAGTGTCCATAGATACAGCTAGTAGGTCATCACGAACAGTATTGGTCATAGCATCATTGGCTAGGTTTATTGAGACTTCTCCAAGTGAGGTTCTAGGTGTTCCTCTAAAATTAACAAAGTTTACAGCTTGTTCTTCAGCGTCAGCCTGCTGAGCTAGTATTGTTCTTCTGATTTCTTGTAATAAACCATAATCATTTATTGACGTATCGTTCTGAGCTGCTTCTTCAAGTACTGGGTCGTCGTATTGAATAACAACGCTGTTAACAATGTCGGCTGTTTGTAATCTTGTTTGTATGTCAGCGTTAACTAGGTCTGCGTTTACTTCTATTAAGTTATCTGAATAGTTAGTTATTCTTCGTTCTGCGTCTGCGTATCCTATTTCAAAATCTGTTGTATCATACAAGTAACCTAAGCCTGATTGTTGAGTTTCGTCTGTAAGATTGAAGGCTTGTTCTATTTCAGCTGTTCTAGCTAGTACTTCGTAACGTCCTGGGTCAATTGTGTCTATGCCTTGTATGCCGTAACTATCCCAAGTTTCGGTAGTAAAATCGTCCCAAGTTTGTGTGTTACTTAAATCCTCCCAAGCAATAAATAAAGTTTCTTGGAGAATACGTTGAATACGTGCGCCGTCTAATTCTTCTGGATAAGATACTGCGCCTGCTGTACGCTTAACAAGTAAACCAAGTGCACCTATGGCTTGTATTTGTAAAGTGTTAGGTGTTCCACCAGCGCCAGCACCCTCAAACCTGTTATAAACACCTGAAACTTCACCTGTAAACAACTTAACAAAAGCACCTGCAGAGTTAGTAACTTCAATAATTACTACGTCTAAAAGTTCAACTACTGGGCTTGCGCCGTCTAAATTTAATAGTTCTATGTTGCAATAGCTTGGTTGTGTTGCTTCAAAAAAATCATTACGACCATAGGTAATTGTGCCACCTGAAAGTATGTCGGCTGTTTGTACAACACCTGCAATAGTGACCCGATAAGTTGGTGTATAAACTGTCATAGGTTTATCTAAAGCCGAAGTTGAAAGGTTTTATACCTGTTGTTTTAGTTGCTGTGTTTGTAACTTTAGTTATTGCTCTAGCTGTGGCTTGTGGGTCTACAGCTGTTTTAATGTTGTTGTTATTTACTGTTGTGCCACCACCTCGTACTGTGCTTGGTATTTGAGCTGCCGTGCCAGCCAAAGGCGCAAGTTGTCCAACTGGGTTAATAAGTAATTTACCAAAATCAGGCAAACTATTATAAAGACTAATGGCTTTTTCTAAACCAGCGATAACACTTGTTATAACTGTCAATAATTTTTTAAAACCTTCGCCCTCAGCTGCGTTTGTAACTTTATCAAGCATATCTCCAATTATGGCTGTAGTTCTTCTAATTTGTTCACCAAGTAAATAAGCTGCGCCTTGTGTATTATCTAAATCATCTTGAAATGTAACTGTGCCTGTGCCTACGTCATAAAATGCTCTTTTTAATGAATCTCTACCTGCACCTGTTAAACCATCAACTAAACCTTGCAAAGCAGGTGCTAATTGTTCTGTAGCAAATCTTGCAAATCTTTCAAGCAAAGGAAGCAAAGCAAACCCTAGTTGTTCTTTGGCTTCATCTATAGCAATTTTAATACGTGCCATACGACCAGCAAAAGTTTCTGCAGCAGCATCAGCTTGTCCAGCAAAGGTTTGTGTTAAAGCAATAACGGCTGCGTCAAAGTCTTTAGTCTTAACAATGTTTTCATCAAGAGGCACACCGATACGCTTTAATGCGCCAAGGTTGCCGTCATAGGCTTTACCGAGGGCTTCTGAAACTGTGGCAAGGTCTTTACCTGTACCTGCAGCAATATTAAGAGCTAATGTTTGAAGTTTTTGTGCTTTAGTTACGTCTTGTGTTGACCTAACAAGTCTGTCAAGGCTTGGACGTAATTGGTCATCGGCTACACCTGTAGCTCTTGCTGTTTTGTCAATATAATCTTCAACAGATTTAACTTGAGCATCTGTGGCTTTAGTTGTGTTTTTAAGAGTTATTGCTAAAGACTTTTGTGCTTTTTCATCTTCAATAGCAGCTTTAACAGCGTCAATACCAATCTTGATAGCCATAGCCCCAGCTGCAGCACCAACAGCAAGAAACGCTGCTGCGCCTTTTTGTAAAGCATTATCTAACTTACTGCTAAAAGTTTTTGTTTCTTTATCGGCTTTATCAAGCCCTTGTATAAAATCTTTAGTATCGGCAAGTAAAGCAAGTTTTAACGACCTAATCTCAGCCATCTAAGCTGCCCTACCTTTCCACTCAGTTGCTATTTTCTCATAGCCTTTTAACCATTCGCGTACAATAACTGGTTGAAAACGTTCCAAAGCAATAAAGATAAACCAACCACGATTACCACGCCCTTTACTTGGGCTACGTGGTGGGAACTGCTTTAGTCTGTTAGAACCAAATTCTGTACCAAATAAAAGCGTACCAGCCTTTGCACCACTTCGGGTAACTTTTGTGTTACCACCCATAGTAAAGTTCGGTGCTTTGTCTGACCTGTTAATTTTAAGTGATTTCATTATTGCATCAGCTTGTGCAGGGTTAGGTGCATTGTAAGCGTAAGAGGTAACAAATTTTGCTGCTCGTTCTGCTAAATCATTAGCAATCTTTTTCATATCATTTTTAGCTATATCGTCCATTTTACTAAAGGTGGCTAAAAGGGAACGTAATTCATAGTCATCAACTTTAACCCTGATAGTTCTTTTAGTGTTGCTGGTTTTACCAGCTACTGCGTTAGCCATTAGCTTGCTCGTTTAATATGTCTATAGCCGTTGCCCATATATCTGGTTCGGCATTGAGCCAATAGTCCGGTGTTATCCCAGTAGCTATTGCTAGTTCTACTGCTGTGCGCCCGATACTTCGGGCTTTGTAAAATTTGCTGTCTCAAAATCAGAAGCAGCAATATCGGTGACTTTGCTTTTCCAAGAATCAAAGTTTTCGATTTTCTTGCTGACTCGTTGTTGAATCTTGTGAGCCAAGAATAAAAGTAATGTGTTACTTGGTGTGCTTTCTTCAATAAGTATTTTAACAATTGACTTACCTGAATATAGTTCTTTTTCTGCAAGTGAAAGTTCGATTGGTCTTGTCCATTCTTCAAACTTCTCACCTGTTTCTAGTTCCCACGTTAATTTTAGTTTAAGCATTTGTGTGCCCCTGTTCTGTTTGTTGTTGTTGTTGTTACGCTGTTAGGTCTTCGGTTGGTATACCTACAACTTGTAATGATACTGAACAAGTTTGTACGTCTGCACCTGAACCTGTGATGCTTGGATATTGTGGCAATACGTAACCAGTTAATGTTACACCAGTTCTTAATGTCATAATAAAAGCAATTGTAGTATCTGGCGCTGTTTCTGTGCCATTCCATAATACTTGATACAAGCTGTTTGGTGTTGCGCCTGCGTCGTTCAAAAACTCAACGTCAAGTGTAACGTTTGAATCTATGTATTTGTAGGCTTTGCCTGCAAGGGTGTCAAAAGTTAATCTTTCTGTATCAAAGTTGATAGCAGAAGAAGTAATTTGCTCTGAGTAGTTATTTCCGTTAACACTCAAAGTTAATTGACGACCACTTAAAATAGTTGTTGCCATTGTTGCCTTTCCTAGCCTGTGTAGGCTGTTTGTAGTTGGATTTCAGCAGATAGCAAATCTGTGCTATTTGTCTGCCTAATTCTCGGACTAGATACTGACAGTATAACCCAATTAGTCGGTATAAGTGCCAAGATTGTTTCTATATCATCTTCCAAGTTTGTTAATGCGCTTGGGTTTGAATACGTAGTGCTGACTATTTCAAGAGTTAGTCTTACGTACCAATTCTTTGAATTACCAATAGCAATTGGTTCAAGGTATGGGTCACCAGCTAAAATAAGAGCTGCTGGTGGAATTATAATATCTGGTACGTGGTCGTATGCAGAATATTTTGTGTTATCTGTAATTGCTGTTTTAAGACCTGAACGTAGCGTACTTAAAGGCATAATTAACCTACTTGACTATTAGAGTCAATGTATTTACTTATTAAACCTGTAACTTTGTACAAAAGGGTTCTGCCCATTCTGTATGGGGCTGGTGTGTAATCCAAGGCTTGTTGTGTGCCACCTGCAGCTAGTCTCGATTGAAATACGTCGACAGCGATTTGTAGCACGGCTTCTTCTATAGCTGCTACGCCGTTGTATTGTGAAAGGTCATTTGCTGCAGCAATTCCGTTAGGTATTGTGTTATTAAAATCTTCGTGAGGTGTAGCAGCAGCTACAGTTATCTTGTAAGTGTATGGGTCTATTATTTCTGTTACGGCTTTATTGCCGTTTATTTTGGCTTCAACGCCTGAATGGGCAACTGATTGTCCTACATAAAATTGGTGTGGTCTAGTTGTGTGAATTATTGCTTTAGTTGCGCTTTCATATCTGTGTTTATCTATTCCGACTTTCCATTGAATAAGAAAATCACCAATAGCGTCTTCTGATGTGTCAATGAT